AATCGACAAGGTCGGCCGACTTCGAGCGGCCGCTGATGTGGACGACATGCTCGCGCGCATTTACCGCGGCGTCGTAACGGTCGATATAGCCGGTCAGGACGAGATCGCCGCCAAGCTTCACCGTACATGGCGCGCCGGGTTTGATGTCGATATCCGGCTGGTTGGGGTATCGCTCCGTGACCTGAATTTCAAAATTGGCCGGGACGGTATCCATCGAGCGCGTCAGTTGGACCCGTTGCCAGCCGACCCAGCTAACGTCGCCGATCGTCAGCGTCAGGTCGTCGCCGCCGGCCGGCGTCGGCGCTTTGTAGGTGGTCGAGGCGGTCGGGTTGTTGTTCGCCGGGACCGCCGGCGCGTTGACATCGACATCGTCGAGTGTCGTCGCGGGGATATCGTCGGCCATCTATTGCGACAGCGCCGGGAAGCTGAGCGGGAGAAAAAGCGGATGCGGCGCGTCGGCCGAAGCGACGAGCTGCGGCTCGCGGCTGGTGTCTTGGTAGAGCGCCCAAGCTTCGGCGAGCGACGGCATCGAGACGAGGGTCGTAACCTCGACGAGCGCCGGGAGATTCGCGCCGCGGATCGCGAGATCGATCGCGACGGCGACGCGGAGATTGCGGAGCGCGCCATAGGTCGCGTCGTCGCCGGCGTCGGCCGCGAGCGTCGCTTCGGCGTCGATCGCGGCGCAGACCATCGAGCGGAGCGATTGCGCGTCTTGATAGCTGATCGGCTGATAGGCGGTCGCCGCGACCGCGAGCGCCGCGAGCGCCGCGCAGTGGAGGTTCCGGACGATCGCGGTTTGCCACGCGGTCATAACGCCGGCGAGCGGTCCGCTCCCGAAGACCGACGTCGGTTGCCAGTGGCAGAGCGGCAAGAGAAGCCGGACCGCGTCGGCGGGATCATTGGTCGCCGCGACGACCGCGTCGGCGAGCGCGGCCGAAGCTTCGGCGAAGGCGTCGGTTGCGCCGCTCATAGGTCGCGGCTCGCGGCCCGTAGCAGGGGGAAAAGGGTTTTGGCTATGACGCTAGCCAAAAGAAGCGTCATCGCGCCTAGAGCCGGTTTCCCGCGGCGACAAGCGCGCTTGCCGCATCGATAACCGCTTGCCGGGTCGTCGTCGCCTGGGCGAGCGTCGAGGCGACCGTCGCGGTCGCCGGGAGCAACGTCGAAAGCCGGCCGTTGCTATACCGACCGAAGAGACCGGGAAGGCCGACGACGGCGTTAAGCGCGCGCGCCGGATCGTTGACCGCGTCAACCGCGACGCTGGCGAAATTGCTGATGAACTGGGTCGGCGCGGTCGGCGTCGGCCGGAGACCGGCGAGGTTCTGGCCGAGCGCGGTCGAGGCGACGGTATTGAGGGACGTCGCCATCGATTTGACCGCGTTCCCGGTCGCCGCGCTCGCGGCCGGCGAGAGCGTCGCGGTGCTGGCGTCGATGAACTCGAATTCGACCTCGACATAACGGCCGCGATCGCGCCGGTCGGTCGTCGTAAAGTCCATCAAGACGCATTGCACAGAGCCGAGCGTCGGATGAACGAGCGTCCCGGCTCCGGCTTGCTCACAGGCGGCGATCATCCGCTTTTTCTGCTGGTAGCAATCATCGCCGACGAGAAACGCGCTGACTTGGAACCGGCGCGGCAGCTTGCCCAGGTCTTCCGGCCAGATGGTGTCGCGATAGGGGTATTCGTGAAGCGCGACCCGCCGGCCGGCTTTGGTCGGAGCCGCGTCGAGAACAAAGCCGACGCCGCGCCACGATCCCGGCTGTAGCTGCTGCCACCATGAGCCGCCGAGCCAGGACGTTCCCGAAGTGTCGGCCGGCGTCTGCGCGGCCGTACCGATCGGATTGAGCGGCGGCGCGGCGCTCATATCTGCCCGAATTGCTGATGCTCGACGCGCGGCGCGGCGAGATTGAGGCCGGTCCCGAAGCTTGTCGCGGCGACCGAGACATCGGACGGCGCGTTTTTATGCGTCACACTGATATTGACCCCGCCGTTGGGCATCCCGCCGCCGGCGAGAAGCGTTCCGGGCGCGCCCTGCGCTTGAAGCGCCGCCAATTCCGCGGAACGCCGGACATTGACATCGCTGCGCCAGCGGAAGCCGGGAAGGTTCAGCAATTGGCCGGTGACGGGATCGATGGAGTTCGACGAGTATTCCTCGACCTCACCCGGCTTGTGTCCCGGCGTATTGAGCCACGACCGCCCCGTCGCGACGCCGACATGAGCCTTTCCCGGCGCGAGGTTTTTGTTCAACAGGATGTCGCCCTGGCGGACCTCGCCTTGCTCGACCTGTTGTCCCCAACGCAGGAACGACGCCGCCATCAAATGATCCGGCCCGGTCGTGCCGGGGACGCCAACGTGTTGCAAATAGGCGTTGACGTATTCCGCGCACCAGTTGCCGAGTTCCGGGTCGTGTTGAAGCTTGCCTTGTGGGTCGCGGAGAAATTCGCGAACGTCTTTCCCGCGGGTGCCAGCCATCGCGAACATCTGGTCCATGACCGGCCCGATGCTGCCTCCCGGCGTGTTTGGTGCGCGAGGAACGGACGAATCCGGCGTTGGTCCGGCCGGACCGGGAACGGTTGCGGGTGATGGCATCCGCGGAGGCGCGGAAGCTGCGCGGGTGTTGTAAGCCGCCATGAACTTTTTCACATAGCCGGGGTTGCGGTCCGGCGAGCTGATCGAGCCGTTGGCGTAGGCGTAGGCGACTTTCTCCGGATCGCCGCCGTATTTCTTCCAGAGCGCGTTGATGTAGCGGTCACTAGCGCGGCGATTGTCTGCCGGATTAGAGATGTCCTCTCCCGGCTTGGCATACTCCGCGAACGTTGACGGTTCCATCTGGCGCGGACCGCTCGCCGAGTGACCGGGGATCGGCGACGGGTTGTAATTGGTCCCGCCGCTGCTTTCGACATCCTCGATCGCCTGTCCGAAGGCGGCGGGCGGCCCTCCCGCGGCTCCCTGCGGTCCCGGAGCCGGTGTCGGTGTCGCGGCCGGAGCCGGAGCCGGCGCCGGCGCTCCGACCGGCGGGATCGTCCCGGTCCCGTATGGTTGTCCCGGTGCGACACCCGCGGGCCTCTCGCTCGGCACACCGAGCTGCGTGCGGATGCGTTGCTCGCGCTGTTCGGGCGTCTCTCCCGGTAAAAGCCCCGGAAATAGATTTGGGGTCGCGTGCGCTCCCGGCGACGCTTCGAGGATGCGTTTCTTTTCCTCGTCGCTTAGCCCCTTGGCGAGCGGCGACTCGTTGAGGATATCTTCCGCGGTCGGCATCCCGTTGAGCCGCGTCCGGAGATCGCCGAGATAGCGGATAACACTCGCGAGCGCCTCGACCAGTTTGAGAACGACGCCGAGAACCGCGCCGAAGTCCTGCGCCATCTGCTTTGCGGCACCGCTCTTGACCCATTGCTCGAACGCCTTGCCCATCCGCTCGATCTCGGCGCTGATCTCGCCTTTGTGAGCTTCGAGATAGCCGCCGATCTCTTTAAAGATGCCGGTCAGCGCGGGAGCGACAGCGCCGGCGATCGTCGCGCCGAGATCGTAAAACGACGCGTTGAGACCGCCCATCGCGAGATCGAGTTGCCGCAATGACCGGGTCCGCTCGGCGTCGAGCGTTTGCATAGTCTTCTGGCGTTTGATGAAGTCTTCCGTCGAGATACCTAGCGCGTGGTACTGATTGTAGGTGTCGGCGAGCGCCTGACCGCCCATTCGCAACGCTTCGCGCTGGCGGTCCATGCTATTCGGGATCGCGTCGAGATGCTTTAAGACATCTCCCTCGATGTCGATTACGTCGCGCATATTCCCGTTGAAGTCCTTCAGCGGAATATTCGCCCGGGCGAAGGCATAGGCGGCGGTCGCGTTAAGGCCGATCGCGGCGTCGTAGGTGGTGTTCTTTAGTTCGACGAGCGCATCGATCGCGGTCTTCGCGTCGCCGCCGAGCGAGCGCATCGCCTGGGCGACGCCGGACAGCTTTTCGGGCGTCTCGTCGAGGATCATCCCGGTTTTCGTCAGCTCGACTGCCATATCGGCAAAATCGGTGACGAGCCTCCCGAGGCCGGCGATCGACGCCGCGCCGGTAATCGCGCCGAGCGCCGGGACCATGCGGCCGATCGCGTTGGCGGCGGATAGCGCGCTCCCGGCGATCTTCTCGAAGCCGGTCGCGACCCCCTTTAGGCCGGTCACGTTCATAAATTTCTGCATCGACGCCGCTTGCTTTTCGAGCGGCGCGCGGAGCTGCTGTATCCGCTTGTTTATCGCGTTGATCTGCGCCGTCGCTTGATCGACGACGGTGTAGGTGACGCTATAGCCGGCCATCTATTCCTCGGCCGGCGTCTGCTCGCGGCGGACGATGCGGTTTGCTTGGTCGAGCCACCAGACCAGTTCGCTCCCGGTCAGCTCCCAAGCGTCTTGCGGCGACCAATGCCAATACCGGGCAAGGTCGGCGATCAAATCCCGCCAGTTCCCAGGCCACCGGGCATGAAGCGCGCTAAAAAATCGGCGGCCTTTTGTATGTCGCCGATCCACATTTCGTCGATCACCTGCACCGGGATTCCGGAACATTGCGAGACGAGCGCGAACTGGTAGGCGCGGAGCGTCGCGAAATTGGCCCCGGTCGCGAGTTCCTGTTCGGCGCGGCGAACCTGTTTTCCTTTCGGCTCTTCAAGGCGCATTTCGCTGAAGGTCCGACCGTTCCACTCGATCGGCGGATCGATCTCGATCGTCAGCGAGCGCGGGAGATCGGCGGCGGTCGTCGGCTCAGCCATACCGGGATGAAGTCCGGACCCGTTTAGCGTCGCGCTCATTGGGCGGCCTGTTCGGCAACATCGACACCGTCGAAACGGACCTGAAACGTCCCTTCCGCGGCGCGGACTTCGAGCGCGGATGTGTTCCACATATTCGAGCCGGCGACGATCTTCCCGTTTGCGAGCTGAATCTGAACCTCGACGCAGCGCATATCGTTAAAGTCGCCGACCATGATCGAGCCGCTATCGCGGAGCGTCGCCTCGATATAGCCCTGGATCGGGACTTCCGAGAAGCCGTGGACGCTGTCGAGACCGACGAGCGTCTCGCGCTTCCACTTCGCCGGCGACCACGTAACATCCGACACGACCATATAGGCCGAGCCGTCGATCGTAACGCCGGTAATGCCGGCGAGCCGTTCGCAGTTTGCCATTTCAGCACTCCCGTCTAAAAATTCTTCCGGGCGTCCGGACGACTACGATTTGCGGAACTGAAGCAGAATAGCTATCTGGCGCAGTTGGTTGACCAGATCGACCGGAGCCAAAATCTTCACGAGACCGTGGCCGGCGTCTTCGGTGACGATGTTGCGCGCGAAGGTCGCCGAGTTCTGAACGTAGCCGTTGGCCTCGAGGACGCGATATTCGGCGACGACCGACGCCTGGATCATCGCCGGCGTCACGCAGTTGCTTCCCGGCAGGACCGGCGTCCCGTTCTGGACGAGTTTCTTGCGGGCGTAGCGCGTCAGGAGATAGTTCGTCAGGTCGCGCGCGACAAACATCAGCCCGTACATGGTTTCGACATCGAGATAGCTGTCGTCGTCCGCGCCGCTCATCGACTTCTGGTAAGTCGTCCGCATCCGCTCGATGACGACCTGTCCGGCGTCGTTGACGCGGAAGGTTGATATCCCGTCGTAAAGCAGCGTGTTCCGCTCGCCGATATCGAGCCGGCTTTGCACCGGCGGCGCTTTGAGCTGCGTCCCGATGTATTGCAGCGGAAGACCGGGATCGACGCGAAGGCTCGCGGCGCAATAGCCGCCGACCATCGCCGCCCATATCCACGCGGGATCGGGCGAGTCGTTGAAGCCCATGACCGCCATGTGTTGGTCGTTGCGCGCGGTCCCGAAGGCGGTCAGCTCGCCGAGTGTCCCGCGATAGGCCGAGAACGCGCCGCCGTAGAGCATTTGCTCCCACGACCACCGGCCTTGATAGTCCGAGAGGAAGACCTCGACCGCGTTGAGATTCGCGGTGTCGGTATAGGGCGAGACGATGAAGTCATAGGTCTGGTCGGAGAGGTTCGCGAGACCGGGTGTAACGTCGGGATTGGCGGTCCCGCCGGTCATCGCCGTGATCGTCGCGGTAATGCCGGCCGGCATCATCTCGCCGCCAAGCTGGCCGAGATAATTGACCCGGATGTCGATATCGTCGCCGGTCTCGCCCTTGTTCTTTGCGGTGATCTGGACGCTCGAACTGCCGGCGGTCGATGTCCCGGTAACGGCGAGATCGGGATTCGCGGCAATGACGGCGGCGAGGTTTGAGGCGACCGCCGCGGCGTCGTCGTTGAGATTGACGCCGACCTGTACCCGGATGCCGCCGAGATAGACGTTCAGCGTGCCGGGTGTCGTGCAGACGCCGGCGAAGTCGATCTCGCCCGCCGACGCCTGACTCGCGACGCTGTCGGCGAACGGCAAAATCCACAGATCGCCGAAATTGTCGCCGGCGAGATAGGCTTGCACCATCTGCGTCAGCATCGAGCCGCGGCCGCAAAGGTTTTGGACTTGCGTCAGCGACTCGACCTCGACGGGTTCGAGCGGCGTAGCGGTCCCGGTCGAGAGGATCTGGCCGAGCATGAGCGAGCGTTGAAAGGTCGTCGCAGTATTGGCTTGCGACGGGTCCATTTCGACATAGACGCCGGGAACCCGGTTCGACTCCGGGTAATAGGTGAAATTGATCGCCATCGCTCGTTACTCCCCCTTCGCCGCGGCGCGACCGTGGCGTTCGTGGTCTTGCTGCGGATGCCGCTCCCGGACGGCGGTCGCGTCGCCGTCGCGCAGCCGGCGATGCCAGAACATGCTTTCGGGAACCTCGCGGGTTTCGCCCGCTTGGTAGAGCGTGTGGGTGACGGGATCGCGGATTGCGCGGCCCTCGGCGATGCGGACTTTCATGGCTGCTCCTCTAGCTCCGTGGGAACAGGTGGCGGGGAAACGGGCGCGTCGGTCGTCGGAATTATGATGATCGCTCCCGGCGGTCGGCCCGGAGGCGGCGGCGGCATGTCGAACGGCGGCGCGGTGTAGAGATCGACCTCGATCCCGAGTAGGTCGATCGGCTCGGCCGGATCATGCCAGCCGTCGTCTTCGGTAAGCTGCCAGGGGAGCAAGAATTCCCATTGGTAGAAGAGCCGCGCGCGATCGAGATCGAGAAAGTGACCGCCGGCGAACTGGTAGCCTTGCCGGTTTGGAACGCGACAATCTTCCGGGGCCCAGTTGATGAGCGACGAGAAGAGCGCGGCCTCGATCGCGTCATAGGACATGGCCGGGTTTTGGCCGCGGCGGTCCGCGGTCGCGTCGAGTTCGACGATGACGCCGAGCGTCTTTTGCACGATCTGCCAATAGCCGATCATGTTCGCGTTGGGCGGCGCTTCCTGGCCGAGCGCGACGACATAGGCGGCGGGAAGCACCATGCTGGTGTTGTAGTTTTGCAAGCCCTGGCGGAAGTCCGCCGCGCCGGCGACGCGGCCGGCGAAGGGTGGGCAATAGGTCCGCAAGTGATCGATCGTCGGACCGATGATCACTTCGTTTGCTTCCACGTTAAGCCTTCGGTGAAGGCTTTGCGGACGCGCTCGTCGAGCTTGGCCTGTTCCTGCTCGATGACGCGGTCGAGATGCGGCCGCGGCTCGAGGACGCGGACATTGTAGACGCCGCGGGCGCGGTGCCGCCGGCCGTCCGCGCGCTGCCGCGCCGTCGCGCGCTTGCCGGGATTGCCGCCGCCATGCGCGCCGGCTTCGAGAAAGAGGCTGTAGAATTGGCGCTCGCGGACGGCGAAGCCGGCACCCTCCTTATAGGTGTAGACGCGCAGCGATCCTTTGAGCGCGCCGGTCCGCGCGATCGGTGGCTCGCCGGGAGCCGACGCGGTCCCGTAGCTGTAGCTTCGCCCGCCGCCGGCGGTCCGGCTTATCAACTGTGCGGTCTTCTTTTTGACATCGTTCCCGGCGGACCGCATGAGCGCGCGCAGCTCTTTCTTGTCGAGCGCGATCTCGCCCCAGCTTGTGATCTTCAGCTTAAGAGCCGCCATCGCCCGCGAGCTGAAAGGCAACGACAATTATCGCGACGGCGGCGAGAGCGATTAGAACCGCGAACATGAGATAGACGAGCGGCTCTTTCACTTCTTAATGAACCAAGCCTGCGGAATTAGCGCCCTCAGCGAAAAGCTGCTCGCGTTCCGCGTCGGTGTCGCCTTGGGTGGTTCGGCTGGCTTCGAGTTCGACCTCGAATTCGGCGAAGCGTTTTCGTCCGGCGACTTCTTTGAGCCGGCGGACGCGGAAGAGTTCGGTCCGGAAGGTGCCATCGCTCGGTCTCTTCGTTGTCCGGAATATGACGTTGGTGTTCTCGATATAGTCGAGCCAGCGGGTCCGGATGAGGTGCGAGATCGGGATATCGATCGCGACGGAATTGTAGAAGGTCGAGGGATAGGTCGGCTGTACGTCGGCCTGGACCGTCGCAATCTTGGTGTAGCTGTCTTCAAGCGCGCTATTCGCGCCGGGGAACTGGTCGCGGCGGTAGAGCATGACGCGCCAGCGGAGCGCGCCGATCCCGTTGACGAGACCGATCTGGCCGGTCGGATTATCGGCCAAAAAAGCACCAAGCGACGGCGCTGGCTGTTAGCAGCAACAGGACAGCGGCGGCGAGCGATTCAACGCGGCTCAAAGGATTGTCACGCATGGCAGGAGATGGCGTTGCTCGGAGGCGCGACGGTCGAGCCGCTCGCGTTTGTCGCCGTCACGGTGCAGGTTACGTTGTTCCCGATATCGCCCGCGACGACCGTGTAGGTGTTGCTATTCGTCCCGACGTTGGTCGCGCCGCTCTTCCACTGGTAGGCGTAGCCGGTCGGCGTCCCGAGCCAGTTTCCCATCGTACACGTTAGTGCGGCTCCGACCGCGGCGGACGAAGCGACCGCGCCATTGACCAAAACGTGAGGAACGTCCTCGTTGACGGGCGGCACAGCGAGCCATGAAACATTCCCGTTGTCGAGGATGCCGCCGAAGACGGGACCGCCGGCGGTCGGCGGCACCTGTGAGAGCGGCGCGGTGTTCCATGTTGCGGGCATCGGTTTATCCTGCGAATTGCCAGAGCCGGTAGGGTGTCATGATAGACCACGCGGTCGCCGGGAGCGTGTTGTCGATATCGCCGCGGCTTTCATAGAGCGCCGCCGTCACCATGAGAATTCCGTGGCGGATCGGTCCCGGAACATCGGTCTCGGCGTCGCCGTAACCGGCGGTATAGGTCATCTGCATGGAATAGGCCGGGATCATCGGGACGAGCGGCGCTTTCAGCATGATCTGCCCCGGATCGGCACCGAGATTGAGGATGTAATCGTCCGGATCGGCGACCGTCAGGTCTTCGACTTGGCCCCAGAGGACTTCGCTTACGTTGATACACGGCGCGCGCGGGATCGAGATCGGCTTGCGGATCACCGGCGGCCAGTTGAGCGGAAAGACGATCAAGCTTTGCGGCACCAGGGGTGACGCGGTCGGCGGCGGCGAGTTGGTAATGGTGAAGATGAGTTCCTGGGCGATGCAGGCGCGGTTGAGCCACGATTCGACGAGTTCGCGCGCGGTCGTCGCGTACATCGTCAGCAAATCGTCGTCGTAGTCGCTATCGACACGGCAATGGCGGCGGACCGTGTCGATATCGACCGGCTCGATCGCCGGCGGCGTCTTTACCCGGAGCGAAGCGAACATCTAGAGGTCTTCGAGATCGTCTCCGGCCGCGCGTTGGCGGAACGGCGGCGCGGCGGCGGCGCGGATCGTCCACTCCGCGCCTTCCGGCGGCTCGGCGTCCGATCCGGCGATATTGACCGGCTCGGCCTTGCCGCGTTGGACAAGGCCGCGCGCCATCCGCGCCGGGAACGCCGCAACGTCGCCGCGGAAGTAGTTTTGCCACTGAACCAAAAAGCGGACCGCCAATCGGGGTCCGCTGTTGGTGTGGATCGGCTGGCTATTGCCGATCATCGACGACCTCCGGTGCGTCCGCCGTTACCGGGCGGCTCGGTCGGCGGCGGCGCTGGCGGCGGCGGCGCGGCCTCTCCCTCGGCCTGTGCTTCGGTCGGGATCGGCCCCGCCGGCGTCAGCGGATACGGACCGCCGCCCGGGTGCGCGGTAAGCGTCCCGGCAAAGGCCGAGCTAGCCACAACGGCCGGGTCATAGATCGTCGGAGCCGGATCGTGCGTCTGCGACGCCGGCCAAGCCGCCGGAGCCTGTGCCCAATGCGGATTGAGCGCCTGGGTCGACCACGCCGCGCCGGGAACGCCCGGTAGACCGGCGAACATCCAGTCCGTCGTTGTCGCGACCGCGAGCGACTGAAGGTGTCGCATGTTCATGTCATGCTCGGTGATGACACGGAAGAGCGACTGATCCCGCTGGAACGTCGAGACGACCTTCCCGTCCGTCCCGTAGTACGCCGCAACGTCCGACGCATCGACCATCACGTTCAGCGTATCGCCGATGACGACGTCCGCCATATCGACGAGATAGAACTCGCTCCCGTTGCCGGTCCCGAGATTGGTCGGAATCTGCTGCGAAGTGTAGAACGGGATGCCGTCGAGCGTCCCGCCCGCAACCTCATCTTTGTAGTAGAAGCCGCCGACCGAGTCGCGCCGGGTCCGGATGTATTCGATCAGCGTCGGCGCAAAGAACCACGCCGGCCGGATCATCCGCGACATGCCGTTGACGAGAACCAGCTTCATCGCCGCGAGCGCTTGAACGACCGCGTTGAGATCGGCTCCCGCCGGCGGCGTCGCGCCGAGCGCCGGAACCGTCAGGAGGTTCGCCGGGAGGACGAGGCTCCGAAAGCCGACCGGGCCTTTATTGGTCCCGTCCGAGCGGAGAAACTGAACGTCTTCCTTGCGCGCGATCGATTGGATCAGATCGTCACGGACGATCGCCTCGACGCCGATCGGCGCGCGGCGGATAAGGTCATTCGAGACCGGGACCATCGCCGTTAGCTTTTTGGCGATGAGGTTCAGGTCGTCGAATTGCTCTTCCGTCACCGAGATGTCGTCGAGTTCGCCTTGATAGAGCGAGGTCGCACCGGCGGCGAGCCGCGGCAGCGTCAGGTTGCCCATCGGCATTTGAACCGTCATCGGCGACGCGCCGCGAACGACGACATTCGCGCGGAGCAGCTCGATCATTTCCGCCATGAAATCTTGCGGAATCAAAGCGCCACCCTCCGCGACGACGGTGTAGTTCAGCGCCTTCGCGACATCGGAATCGCCGAAGCGGTTCTCGATGAATTCCATCGCCGCCGCCTTGCCGTTCCACTTGGCATGAGCGAGGCCGATCATAAAGCGCGCGACTTGGAACCCTTGCCCGCGGACGCCGCGGCCTTTCGGCTTGGCCCAGACGCGCATCCCGCCTTTCGCGACAAGTCCGGTCACGGACGCCATCCCTTTCCCGCGACCGCCGCGGCGGAAGCGCTTTTCCTCATCGTCTTCGTCGTCTTCGTCGTCTTCGTCATCCTCGGCCTTCGCGCCTTCCTCTTCCTCTTCGTCCGGCGCGGAACCGGCGATCGCCTCTTCGCAACGGCCGATCCGGTCTTCCAGCTCCTGCAGCTCGGCCATGATCTGGTCGAAGCGGTTTTTCTCGTCGTCCGAGGTCGGCTCTTCGCCTTCGTCCTGCTTTGCCATCCACTCCGAGAGTTCGGCGCGCTTTAGCGTCCGCTTCCGCTGTAGCTCGTGAAGCTTTTCGCGAAACTGCTTCATCGGTAGTCCCCTTTCATGGGCGGGCGATCAAAAGACCCCGACGAGCGCGGCCCGAGCGCGCCGGCGATAACGGTCGGTGTTGAGAAGCTGGACAGGAGCCGGCGAGATGACCGGAGCGGCATCATTGCTCCCGCCTCCCGGCTCGATCGGGATCGCGCCATCGATCAGCGCTTCCGGATTGGACGGAACGGTGCAGATCGATAGCTCGACCAGTTCCTGTTCGTGAAAGTCGATACCGGGAAACCAGCTATCCGCGCCGCGGGTCTCGTCGTCGGTAAAGTCCCACGCCATCGGCCGGAAGCCGACGCTCGTCGCGGCGAGAAAGCCGTCGTTCGCCATCCGGTAGACGACGTCGGCGAGATCGCTCGCCGCGCCATAGCCGCCGGGAAGGAACTTGACCGCGGCGAAGAGCCGGCTGTCGTCGCGGCCGATATCGACGACCTTCCCGATCGGCAAGTCCTCGGCGCGGTGCGACCAGAGAACGACCGGATTGCGGACGAAATGGTCGAGCTGCCAGCCGGCGACGCTGATCGTATCTTGGTCGCGATCGACCGCGCCGGTCGAGATGGTGAAGCGCAAGGTCCGCTCGCCGGCGGCGGCGATCGGCTCGGTCGCCATCTTGCGGACGCCGGCGAAAATTGCCGGGTCTTTGGTCCGGAGTGGAGCGCCGAGCGGCGAGGATTTCACGTGAAAACTCTTGAAGCCTTGCGCGGTAACGAAGTTCATGCGCCCCCCTCGCTATCGCCGCCTTCATCGACATTGAGACCGGGCGGCTTCGGGACGCCGATCCCGCCGATCGCGTCGTCGGCGCTCCCGGTATTGAGCGGGATGCGATACTCGTCGCCGCCGGGGATCGGATTGAGACCCTCCTGGGCGCGGACTTCGTTCGCGTTGAGAAAGCCGTTGGTCAGGCCGAGGACGTAGCTCTGATAGCGGCGAATCGTGTCGCCGCGGAGCAAGCCGGTGTAGTCGAAATGCGTCCCGTAGGTTTCGCGCTCGTCGTCGAATAACAGTTGGTCGTCCATCAGCCCTTCGAGCTGCTCGGTGCAAGGTCCGAGCGCATCGTCCACATACGACTGTTGCTGTTGCTCGATGTTGTTGAAGGTCGCGCGACCGTAGTCCGCCAGCTTATGCGGCGGGACGCGGTATATCCGGCAGATGTCGAGAACCTGAAATTGCCGCGTCTGAAGAAACTGCGCGTCTTCGTTGGTGATCGCGATTTTCTCGAACGACATCCCCTCTTCGAGTATCGCCACCTTATGCGCGTTCTGGACGCCGGAGTGGGTATCGCGCCAGCTTTCGGCGAGATTGTCCGACGCCTCTTTGCCGAGCCGGCCGGGATGCTTCAAGACGCCGCCGAGCTGCGCGCCTTGGCGGAAGAGAATCGCGCCGTGCTGCTGCGCCGCGAGCGCCAAGCCGACGACATCTTGCGCGCAAGCGATCGGCGATAGGCCGAGATAGCCATCGACCGACATATTCTTCATGTGGATCATGTCTTCCGGCGGCACCCAGACGCCGATCCCGATCTGGCGCGCGTTGACGAGATACCAGGGCATCCCGTCAACCGCCGAAAGCTTCACCGTCACGCGGTCCGGCGTTACCGGGATCAGCTCGACCGGCGTGCCGGTCTTGTCGCGATTGATGACGATGTAGGAGTTCCCGCGGAGACAAAACGCGGTTAGCGCATACGACCAGAATTGCTGCGCCGACATCCAGCGGTTGGGCCGGCGGAAAAGCCGGTTCAACGGATGCGCGCCGTCGATGACCCAGCCGCCGCCGGGTGTCCGCCGGCGGATTTGGAGCGGCAAGCCGGCGATATCTTCCGAAATGCACTTTATGCAGCCGTAAACCGCGGCGGATTGGAGCGCGGTAAACGGCGTCACCGGGACGCCGGTGTTCGAGGCGTAGCCGCCGAGCGCCGCATAGAGCAGCGGTTGCGGGAACGCCATCGAGTTCAAAGAGCCGACGATGTCCCCTGGCTGCTTCTCGGCTGGCGCTCCGATCGCAGCGACGATCGCCGGCTCAACGCGGGTGGGGGAAGATGACGGCTCGCCCGTCAGCCATGTCCAGAGGGACATCAGATCGAGAGAAGACCTCGCGTCGTGTAGACGGACGGTCCCGGTCCGGTCATGCAGCGCGCAATCGCCATAATCGTTGCGGTCGCGGCGTCGATCTTATTCTCCGGCCGCGCCTTGCGCGGATAGACGTTTGAGCGCGCGTCGTAGTGGCCGACGACGTTCCCGATGCACCATGTCAGCGGACCGTTGCCGTCATGCGCGATCCGGCCGGAGCGCATCGCGGCGTCAAGTTCCTTGGTCGCCTCGCTGAAGTTTGCCGTCGTCGCGCGGAACTCGACGCAGTTGATCTGCTCGCCTTGGAGCCGCTGCGCCATCTGCGTTGAACCCCACGGATCGTAGCCGAGGCTCTCGACGCGGAAGCGTCGCGCGAGATCGAGAACGTCGGCCTCGATCGTCGCATAATCGGTCTCGTCGCCGGGAGTGACGGTTAGCTCGCCGTCCGCGGCCCAGCCGGGATAGGAGGCGTTGCGCGCTTCCAGCACCGCGCCTTCGTTGAGGTAGTTGCGGACGAAGACGGTGTAATGCAATTCGCTCCCGCGGTACTCCGGGAAAACGATCGCGAGCGAGGCAAGGTCGGTCTTCGAGGCGAGATCGAGCGCCATGTGGCAGCGTTGGCCGGCGAAGTCGTCGAGCTGCAGTTCGCGGTTGCCGCAAGCGAGCCACGCGCGCATCGAGAAAAGCGCCTCGTCCGCGCCGATCCAGACGTTGAGGTGACGGGTCCGCGCCGCGGCTTCCTGCGCCGGGTTGTTGCGCGCCTGTCGCATGATCGCGCGGATCGCGTCCGGCTGAACCGAGCGTCCCCAGCCGGGATTAGCCTTTACCCAGGTCGCCTCGTCCCACGGATCGTCGTCGTCATCGACCGAATAGATGACACCGAATAGCCGATCATCTTGCGCGCCCGCTTGCAGAACCCGCAGGAGGTAGTCCCAGAGCTGTTTGCCGATCCCGGCGTTGTTGCCGGTCGCGGTCGAGATGCTAAGTAGGAAGGGCTGACGCCGCTTCCCGGTTGCCGTGATGAGCGCATCGTAGACCTCACTCGTCCGGTGGGAGCCGATCTCGTCGCAAACCGCACAGGCGACATTGAGACCGTCGAGCGCCTTCGCGTCGGAGCTGATCGGGACAAAGCGCGACGCGGTCGCTTGCTGGTGTATCGAGTTGACGAGAACACCGACGCCGAGCTCACGGCGCATCCCCTCCGAGCGGCGGACCATGTTCTGGGCGGTCTCGAAGAGGATCCGCGCTTGGTCGCGTGTGACCGCGGCGGCGTAGCCTTCCGCGCCGCCTTCACCTTCGCCAAAGGTGATGTAGAGCGCCATCGGCGCGGCGATCGTCGTCTTCCCGTTGCCCTTCGGGACATAGACGACGCCCTGGCGGAAGCGCCGCGTCGTCGTCCCGCGCTCGACAAAGCCGAAGACGTTCGCGAAGACGAACTTCTGCCAATCCATCAACTCGATGTCGCGGCCGGCGTCCGGTCCCTTGATATTCGGGAGCATCGAGGCGAAGAGCATCGCCTTTTCGGCGAGATCATCGCGGAACTCCCACTCGTCCCGTTCGAGATCGCCGAGAAACCGCTTCGCCGCGAGCCGCGCGTGGTGACTGACGATCTGCCGGCCGGCGGCGCAAGCTTCGGCGTAGCGGATCGCGTCGCGAACGAAGCTAGTCGCGGCCACCGGAGATCACCTTGAACTGCGACCAAGGGTTCTCGGCTTCCGCCGGCATGTCGGCCGGGTCGAGTTTGAGCCGCGGCCGCGCCGCCGGCGAGAAGCCGAGTTCGGCGATCGCGCGGAACATGATCTTCGCGCAGCGATCGACGATGTCGATATACGGCGAGGTCGTCATCCCGAGCGGCGACTTAATCAGCATCGGGAGATCGCGCGACCGCTCGTTAAGCTGGTTCTGGGTGACGGTCGCGAGCCGGAGATTGTCCTCGGCGATGACCCAGAGCGCGAGCGCGCCGCGGTCGATCATCTTTAGGAGATGCTTCGGTGCGTGGTCGAGCGCGTAGTCCCAGCCTTGGCGCTGGCTCGCGTTGAGCCACTCCGGCGCGGTCGAGAGATCGCCCTCGGCGAGCGGCTCGGCGCGGCGATCGGTCCGCGTTTTGGTGTTGTGCAATTTGTGCAATGCCGTCGGCTTGGCCGGACGCCCGCCGCGGTTGCCTTTCATGTCTCGATGACCCAGCCGGCGAATTCGCCAAAGCGGAAGAATTCGATCGGGTTGAAATCGTCGAGCAACGCCGGATCGAGCGGCCGTTGAACGCCCATCAGCGATAGCTCTTTTGCGATGATCTCGTCGGCCGGGACGCCGGTCGCGACTTTGCCGGCGAGCGTCAGCCGCCAGAGAACGGTCGCGGCGTAGCCGGCCGCGGCCTCGACCTTATCGAAGATGATGATCGCGCCGCCGGGGTTCGCCGCCGCGCAGAGCCGCCGGAGTAGGATTCGCCGGGAGCGCGGCGGGACAAACATCAGCGTCAGGAACGCGACCGCGACATCGAATTCGTCGAAGACCTCGATCTCTTCGGCGCGCGTCAGCAGGAGATTTTTCGGATGCGGCCCCGTATAGGCGTCGGCCATTTCGCGCGACGGCTCGATCGGGATTAGCTTCGCGAGCCGCGCGGAGAGCGTCGGCGCGAGTGCGCGGCCGATATTGCCGGTCGCCGCGCCAAGGTCGTAAACCGTCCCGCGCTCGCCGAGATAATGCCGCGCGACATGGCAGACCGCGCCGGTCGCGAGATCGTACCAGGGGAGCTGCTCGCGGACATGCTGCTCGAAGCCGGCGGCGACGCCGCCATCCTCAAACGTCCAAACCTGCGGTATTGCAAAGCTGCTATCGGGCATAGGGTTGACCCTGGAACGCCGGCTGGCAACCCGCCAAATAAACGGCGCGGGCAAATCCGCCTGCAAAAACAAGGAACTGAGGACCATGACTAAGACTTTGAAACCGACGCGCCAGCCGCGCGCGCCAAAAGAACTTCCCGCCGTCTTCCGCGCTCGCGTCGAGCCGGCCATGCCGGCGGTCGGCGATCCCGGTCCCGCCATCCTTGCGGAGATGCTCAACGAGCCGATCCGCAAGGCGCGCGCCGCTAGCGGCGTCAAGGCGGGCGACGGTTCGGTTCGCGTTCGCAAGGTCGCCAAGCCGGCCGCGCCGGTCGAGAAGCCGCCGCGCGCCGGCCGCGGTCGTCGGGTCGACCAAGCGATCGCGAAGCGCGTCGCCAAGGCCGCGAAGCCGGCCGAGCCGGTCAACGGCGAATTGGCGGACGGTCTCAAAGCCGCGCGCAAGGCCGACGCGAAGACCGAGCGCGGTCCGACCGTCAAGGAACGCATCTGGGCGCTGATCTCGCGGCCGGAAGGCGCGACCGAGCGGGAAGTCTGCGAAGCGCTCGGCGGCTGGAAAAAGGCCGGCGCAACGATCGGCCGCGCGATCAAAGCCGCGGACTTCGGCGTTCGCAAGGAAAAGGACGGCGGTCGGACGCGGTACTTCCGGGTCTGATATGGGATATTGGTATCGGTTCGCGGCGATCGTCCTTTGTGCGGTCGTCGCGACGATCTCCGTCCCTTGCGGCGTCATTATCGGCGACTGTCCGCTCGCGGTCGGGACCGCCGTTTCGAGATCGTAAACCGCAATATCCCCAACCTGAGGGCCGGCTTTCGAGCCGGTCTTTTTTTGTGCGCGGATCATGCGGCGGCCGGCTCCGGCGGCGCGCTAGCAGGGGGAACGAGCGCCGCCGCTATCGTAGTAGCCGGAACCGGCTTCGCCCTGCTACGGCCTGTCCTAGCGGGCCTAGCGTCGATCGCGATATTCGCCGCGACGAGCGCCGCCATCATCGGCGGCGGGACCGCGCGGCCGAGCCGCTCCCATTGCTGCTGATACGTTCCCGTTAGAACGAAGTCGTCCGGGAAGCCGCATATCCGGCGCAGCTCGGCGATCGAGAATTTGCGCCGCTCGATCGGATGCGCGACCGACGCCGCGTGCGCTTTCTTGCCTTCGACGGTGATCGTCGGCGACGGTCCGTTGAGCGGCGCGCGGACAAGCTGGAAGTAGCGATCGGACTGCGCACCAGGTGCTAGCTTCCGTAGCTCGTCGCCGACCGCGTAGCCGGTCATGTCGGCTTCCGGCTCGACGGTGAGACTTAGCTCGCCGTGGGTGTAGCGCCGGTTATGCGTCATCACGGTCGGAGCCGGCTTCTCGGCCGAGCGCGGTCCGCGCTTCGTCATAACCGCGACCGGCCGGTCCGCCTGGATCGTTAGCGCCGGCTTCTCGATCGATTGCGGCGCGTGGCCGTTCCAGCCGTTTGCGTGCTCGATAGTTGCGACAACGCCAAACTGCGACGTATTCATACCGTGACCGCCGCCGGCCATAATAGTTTGCGCCGGCAAAGAAGACGGCTGCAGTTGGTCGCCGCCGAAGCCGGTCGATCGGATACCGCCGGTAGCGGTGATCCACGGCAGCGCATCGCGGACGCTGTAGCGGTACGGGAGCGGCTTCGGGAACGCCGGCGCGGCGTCGAGATCGTTGCGGACGCCGACAAAGAAAAGCCGCTGCCGCGCCTGCGGGACGCCGAGCCATTGGGCATCGAGAAGCTGTGCACCGACGCGATAGCCGGCCTCTTGGAGCGCGCCGTAGATATCGAGAAACCAACCCTTGCCGACGCCCTTTACGAGACCGGCGACGTTCTCGGCGATAAACCGCTTCGGCCGCAGCTCGCGGACAAGCCGGACATATTCAAGAAAGAGATCGTCGGTCCGCTGCTTGGTCTCGCTGTACGCCTTGACCTTGCCCCAATCGCGGGACCGCTTCCCGGCGGTCGAGAACGAGGCGCACGGCGGCGAGCCGTCGAGGATGTCGAGTTCGCCGACCTCGAGGCCGGTCGCCTGCATGATCTCCGCACCGGTGATCTCCCGGATATCGCGCGGATCGATCGTCGTTTGCGGGAAATTGGCCCGGTAGCTGTCACGCGCCGCGGGAATAAACTCGTTCGCCCAAACGACCTTGCAGCCGGCCATGCGATAGCCGAGGCTCGATCCGCCGCAGCCGGAGAAGAGCGAAACGACACGAACACCATTAAACCGCCGGCGCTTGATCTCCCGCATCGACGGGATCGCATAGGGCGGCTTAGGCGGCTTCGCGTTTGACACTAACCGTTCCACTCCACTTGAAATGACACTTCGGGCATTCGTGTTCGGTCTCGATCGTCTCGTCGTAGGACGTGAAGCCGTCCGGCGGTTGCTGGCCGGCGATCAAGCTGTCGATGTCCGCCGCGCTGAAGCCGGTCAAGCCGAGATCGATCCCAAACTCGCGAAGGTCGGCGAGTTCGAGGCCGAGCATCTCTTCGTCCCAGCCGGAGAGAAGCGCTAGCTTGTTGTCAGCGAGCCGGTACGCGCGGACTTTTGTCGCGCTCCAACCCTTCGCGACCATCACCGGGACTTCCGTCAGCTTCAGCAGCTCGGCGGCGAGAACGCGGCCGTGGCCGGCGATTAGCTCGCCGTCCGGCTTGATGAGAAGCGGCATCGTCCAACCCCACTCGCGGATCGACGCCGCGATCGCCGCGATCTGCGCTTCGCTATGCGTCCGCGCGTTCCGCGCATAGGGGATGAGACCGGCGAGCGGCCGGCGCTCGACCTTGTCAGCCGGCCAAACAGGGAGTTTCGACATTACGGAAAATCGATTGGAACGCGGTTAAGGCGCTGGCAGGGCATTTATTTTGACCCGCCCTACCCGGTCTCGCTCTCGTCGCTGCCGTCCTCCTGCTGCTCTTCGTCGGAGTCGGCTTCGGTCGTCCCGTCCGGATCAGTAAACGGCGCGGGATCATGGCCGGGTTCTTCGGGCTTGGGATCGGGTGTGTTCATCGACTTCCTCCGTTGCTGATCGGATTGCCAAAGCCGCCGTCATAGGTCGCGGTCTTGCGATCGTGACATTGCTTGGTCATCGATTGGAGATTGTCCCAATCGTACATGAGCGCCGGATCGCCGTTGTGTGGTTTCTTGTGATCGACGACGGTCGCGGGATAACCGCAGCCGCATGAGCAAAGTGGATATTGGACGAGATAGGCGGCGCGTAGCTTCTGCCAGCGCCAGCCGTATATCCGTCCTGCCGAGCGGTTACGGTCGCGCTGCGAGCGGCGGTCAGCATAGCTCTGAACGCCGAGCGATTGGTGTCGGGGTCGTTGGTTTGCCATGTCGTGGGGGAATTGCGGAAAGACTCCGCAACAATGGTTTCGCTGATACAGTTATCCCGCGCGGCTTGTCAATATCTTGTGGATAGCGATCGGCGTTCCCACTATTTGCCTCTGGGTCAGGAGTCGTAGCGTCTCCCGGCTCGATAATGGTCCTCACTTGACCCGGCGTAGCGATCTGCGCCGGGTTTTTTCCGACCATATCTTGTGTAGCGGCGGGACGATCGGTATATATCCAGTTGGTTTCCCCCAGAGACCGATCGGCCGAAGGGAGCGCCGCGCTTTTGGTCCCCAACTATGAAGCGCGGCGTTTCTTATGATGCCGGTCGCGAACCCAGGTGATCACGGATTCCACCGGCTGACGGGGTTATTGCGGACACTCGCCGTCTTGTCCGGCATCGGGCGCAAGCCGAATACCCGATGGCTTAACCGAGAGGATGACCTCGCGCGCTTGCTCGGCGCGCTCACGATCGGGATAGGGGAACCTCGTTACACAATGGCCCCAATGGCAGGGACAAATGCGGACGACGTACCAGCCGACGCCGGCCCATCGCTCGTGACTATTTTTCCGCGGCTCGGTTTCATAGCGGACCACGAGCCACTCCGGCGCGAGATGCTCGGCGGATGTCATACCTTCCCCTTCCAGATAACCGCGGCGAGCGCCTTTAGCGCGACGATCGTCCATGAGCGGACCGTCTTCGGGTGGACGCGATAGCGCCGGCCGAGCGCGGTCCACGTTTCATTATCGACGAGATGCGCTTCGAGCAGATCGAACGCGAAATCGCCGAGATCGCGACGGATATCGCGGAGCCGATCGAGCGCGTCGGCGCGGCGCGCGAGCGCCATCCCGTAATCGAAGCCGGAGGCGCGCTGATCGAGCCAGCGGGTTTGCCAAGCTTCGGCGAGAACAATTTCGCCGAGCGAGCGGAACGACGCCGCGGCGCGCCAGACGACGACCGAGATCGCGCGGTCGAGCAAGAGCTGATCGAGCCGCGTCCGGACGCGCCAATAGGGACGAAACGACTCGTCGTCGATCGCCGGCGCGTCGAGCGCGACATGGTTCCGATAGAACTTGGACGGCTGGCCGGCATTGTCGATCATCACGCCGCGATCCGTCCGCGGAGCGGTATCTCCCAGCGGGCGAGTTGCTCGACGACACCATCGACCGAGTAGCAGATCGCGCCATCGATGACCGCGCCGGTCGCGCGGAGTTGCTCGAAACGCTCTTTCTGGCCGACGATCTCGCGGAGCGCGCCGTGCTTGGTCCGGACGATCCGCGTCGTCGAGAGCCGACCGCCGCGCGCCTTTAGCTCGATCAGATAAACGCCGCGATAGAAGATTAGCCAATCCGGCATCCCGGCTTTGAGACCGCAGCGGACATAGCGCGCCGCTTGTTGTGGTGACAGTTCGACGATCCCGGCGGGATAGCAGACCGCCAACGCCGGCGGGCATAATAGTCCGCGCTTTTCGTCGAGCACCGCGGCGACGGCTTCGTGAATGTCACGCTCGCTCGGCTTAGGTGAAGTTAAGCCGACCCAGCGCTTTTGACGCTTGAGCTTTCGCGGCTCGAAAGCGCCGCCGAGGTGAAGTTGGTCAGGCGTCGTTGGCATTCCCTCAGCCTCAATCATCCATTCGCCATGCCATCCATTCGTCATGCCAATCGGCGATGGCGTTCTCGACTACGCGCTCGATGAGTTCCTCGGCCCGGTAGCGCTCAGCTCCGGTTAGCGCCGCGAGCGCCGGGATCGACCGGCACAGTTCGCGGCAGACATCGCGGCCGTAGCCGTGGCGTCGCCTCATGCGTCGAACATCGGTTTGCTGCCGCCCAGGTGGGTCCGGGCGCTGTCGAGCGCCTGCTCGGCGTTCTTGCGCGGTCGGCCCCGCGGCCGGGGCTGGTGTACCGGTTGCTCGGCGAACGGCGTCGGGCGCTCGACGGCGACGGCAGTCCGGCGCAAATGCTCCGGCATCGCCGCCTCGCCTAGCGGCGTCCCGACGAGCATCCCCAGCTTGCCGCGATATTCCGCCTGCTTTTCGTACAGCGCGTTCCGGGCGTCGGCGTCCATGCGCCATTCCTTCACCAAGGCGCGGACCATGCCGACCTCGTAACCGGCCTCCTTGATGCGGGTGTAAATCTCGCCGATGTCACCATTGAGGTCGGTGCGGGCGTCGTACTTTACGTCGAGTTCTTCCATGAAGCCGCGGAGTGCCGGGTCGGTGTAGTTGCTAGCGTCCATCGTTCATTCCCCTTGGTTTAGCAAGTGGTGGTAAACCGGATGCAGTCGAACGGCCGGGACCATGATCCGCCGGAGATTGCGGATAGCGCATCGGCGGTGCTTGGGCGAGTTTGACCGCGAGCATGGAATTAACGTTGGCTTCGGTCGCGGCTTTCTTGACTTCACCGAAGTCGCCTTCGAGCCGATCTACCCGTTCAGTCAGCGAGCCATGCCGCGGCGACGGTTCCGCGAATAGATCGTCCTGCAATAGTGTAGCTGTGACATCCGGTCGGTCGGGAACCTTGCCGGTGATGAAATAGGCGGCAAGAACGGCGGCGCATTCTCGTTTGTAGAGCCACACCCGCTCGCGGATGGCGTCATCCCGGATGCGGTTAGCATCGACCGTCGCGAGCCAATAGTTCAGCAAGTGAAGTGGCAAACACGCGGCATCCTGCGCGCCGCCAGCTCCGAAAGGGATATGTGTCACACACATACCTTCAGCCAGAATGCGGTCACGGTTTATGCGTTGAAACTGACCGTTCCAATCGATCGCCATTGCCTCGCAGATCGGCTTGATTGGGATCATAATCGCGTCATCGGTTCTGACCCCGAATAGCCGCGCGCCGTGAAAGCGGATTTCGTGAACTTGGCTCATGCGGTCGCTCTTTGTTGCGCCGCCCACCGGACGCAGTTGTCGCAGTGGCACGGCTCGGCGTGTTGAAGGATTTTGGGATTGATCGGAGCCGGCCGGCTACGCTCCCCTCCCCCATTTTTTGCAAACAAGTCCCCTTCCGTCCCGGAAGGGGATTTAGGGGATGGAATCTCTGTACTGTTAAGGTCGTGTCCGTTACGGAGTCCGTTACGCTCATTCGTGTTTGAGGATTTCCAACGGTTTGCCGTCGCGGCGGAAGTACGTTCTTTTTGTGCGTTTAATTTATTTGCCGCTTGAATCACGAGTTCGGCGACGACCGGATGGTAGAGCCGACCATCGTCGCACTCGATCCAGTGCCGCAACGCCATCCGCTTGACCTTTTTCCACTTGCCCAAGTTCCCGCCAAGTTCGGCGAGCCGGCACAGGATGCGGTCGTCAGTCGGTAGCGATCCCGGTGGCTTTTGTGTCCACGATTTCAGCCAGAGACAGAATGCGGCCTTGAATTCAGCGTCGCTGGCGACAGCGAAAAACGTACTTTCCCATAAGCGATCCGCATAAACCGGCACCCACGGCAACCGCGGAATATCGACATCGGCCGGCACCAATGGCGCCGTCATTATTCGACCCCAGCTTCACCGGCTTGGCCGGCGTAAAAACCGATCCAGTAGTCCGCATGTCCGTAGGTTCCGCTCGGCCAGCGCTCGGCGGCGGCGGACGGCTCGCCTTTGATGCCGTCGCTCCGGCCGGCGATCCGCGCTTCGAGATGCGGCGGGCATACCTCTTTTGCGTAGTGCCGCGAGCCGCAATTGCAGCAAGGTTTCGCTTGCGGCGCGGTCATAAATATAACTCTCGTATTTGTACGACCGCGGAGACCGAGCGTTGCCGGGAGAAATCCTTAACCAAGTTTTGCGCTCGTTTACACTTCGCCAGCTCGACATGCTGGGACCGATCGAGCCGGTAACGTACCGCGCCGGGACTGCCGTCTATCGAACGAATGAACCGATTAGCCACTTGATCTTTGTGGATCGCGGCTTGTTCACGATGGCGCGGCGGATCGAGAACGGCCAGCGTCCGGTCATTGTTTCGGCGGCCGGCGGACCGAGTAGCATCCTCGGGCTGCATACGCTGATGCACCCCGCTCCGAGCCTTTACGACCAGAACGCGCTGACCTTGCTTCGCGGCTGGACGATCCACCGGGACGCGATCCACGCCGCGATATCGCGCGATCCCGTTTTTGGCGAAGAGATGCAGCGGCTTGCTCATATCGTTCATGCCGCGATTGCGGACCGCGCCGCCTGCCGCGGCGTCCATACCGTCGAGCAACGCTATTGCCGGCAATTGATGATCTTTTATCGCGCGATGGGTCCCGTCATTCCGGTGAGGCGCAGCGCGATGGCCCGGATCGTCGCGATCTCGCGCAGCCGCTCGTTTGACATCTCCGCTAACCTGGGCGGCATCGTTACATTCCACACTAATGGTTTGGTAATCGACGATCCCGCGGCCCTTGAACAACGGGCGTGCGGTTGTTTTCACACGCTCGCCGAGTGGAAAGCCGGGATCGAAGATTAGCTTTCCGTCCAAAATGCGACGCAATGAGGCCAGCGGCGACGGTCCGCTCACGATGGCGTGTCCGAAGTTGACCACGCCCCTCTTGTCAATGCGGCATTTGGGCGCTTAAATCGTAAGGACAGCTTATGACGTTCCCCCATCGCCCGGTCCCTCGGCGGATTGTGCGGCTCAGAAGGTAGCCGTGAGCTACCCATTAGCGCGGTATTGACGCAAGCTTTCCCAAGCTATGCGCCGCGGTCAAGACCCCTTACGCAAGTAATCATCGGGATAGGTCAAGCGCTTAGACCTATCTAAGCCGCCGGCGCGAGTTATAGATAAAATATTTTCCGAAATTCGATTGTTAACAAGAATGCGTCAAAGCTATTGATCCGCCATCGGTTTTTCGCAACCCAATTGTTAACAAAGATTTTACAAACCGTCATCCGGTTGTAATCTCCTATTGACTTACGGAGCCGTACAAAAAAAAATTCAACCGCCGCTGACAGATGGCGTCCGATCGGGACGATCGCGACGACCGAGTGATGGGCAGACGGCCGGTTGACGACTCCACCCGGACGAGACCAAGTCCGCGCGACATCCGGCAAAACCGAATAACCGCTTGGACCGAATGGAGTCGGCCATGAACAGGGAAGTTGCGTCTAAGCGCCGGAGTGTTGCCGCGCCGCGGCGAGCGGGTTTCCGCAAGCTATGGAAACGCTACCGCGAGATGAACTGTAGCGAAGAGCGCTTCGCCGACTATTGCGGCATTAGCCGCCAGACGATTTTCAAATATTGGTTCCGCGACGACCGGAAACCCAACTGGAAGTCTATCGGGATTATCCGCGAGCGGACCGGGATCGATATCTCGGAAGCCGGATCGAGCGGTCCCGTCGCGCGCTTCACCGGCACGACTACGTGGCGGACGCCATGACCCCCGGCTGGACGAACATCCGCAACGGTCTCGGCGAAAGCGAGTATCCGCCGCCGCCGGACCGCAAGCTTCGCGGCGGCTGGCTTCTCTCCTATGGAGTCTCCGCGCTTCTCTGGCTCGGCGTTTACCTCTTGGTCCGCGCGGTCTTCTGATGGCGGACCCATACGAGCGCGCCTTGATCCGCGAAGCGATCGCCGCGAGCGCCTCGACCGAGACCATCGGCCGGCGGCTCGGCGACGAGCTGATTACCGCGGCGCGCGACGCGATCCTCATCTGGCATGAGCGGCGGAATAGTGAAGAGCGGCTCGCGCAAGCGATCGCGCGGCTCGAAGAGTTGGTAGGACGACCACAATAACCAAAGCGAGGACCAAGCCATGAACTACACCACGACGCTTCGCGTTTCGTCACTCTCCGGTTATCCCGACTGTCCGCGGCGCGGTGCGACCCGGCTTATCTGGGCCGAGATCGCCGAGGCCGGCTTCCGCTTGCGCTATCTCCCGCGCTCGATCGCCGCGATCGTCGGGACGGCTGTGCACCGCGGCGCGGCGGTCTCGCTCGATGAAAAGGCGCGGACCGGCAAGCTGCCGTCGCGCGACTTTGCGGTCGCCGCGAGCCGCGACGGTCTCGACAACGCGCTCGACTTTGCCGAGGTCACATTCGACGGCCCCAATGGCCCGACGCACAACATGCGCGACGCGGTCGATCAGACTATCGCGATGACGATCGCCTATCATGCCGTCGTCGCGCCGGCGATCGAGCCGATCATCGTCGAGGAACGGCTCGAAGCGGAGATCGCGCCGGGTCTCATTCTTTCCGGCCAGCCCGACCTTGTCGCGCGCGAGCCGGGAGCGGTCCGCGATCTGAAGACCGGCGTCAGGATGCCGGCATCGTTCGCGCCGCAGCTCGGCGGCTATTCCTTGCTCGCGCGGACGCATGGTCTCCCGATCGAGCGCGCGTCGATCGACTTTGTCCAACGCGTCCGGCGCGACAAGCCGCAGCCGAAGCCGACATCAAACACCGCGGTCATCGTGCAAGCCGAAGTCGCGGCGACGGCGATCATCGACCACATTGCCCGCGATCTCGAGGTCTTCCGCAAAGGCGACGAGCGCCGCGGGATCAAGCGTCGCGAGCCGTGGGCGTTTCTGGCGAACCCGTCCTCGACGCTTTGCTCGCCGAAATACTGTCCGGCGTTCGGGACGGAGTTCTGTCACGAAGGCAAACGCCACCATTCGCCGCGGGAGGTTTAGTGGCGAAGCTTACGCCGCGCGTCCGGCGACCGATCAAAGCCGGCCGGTTCTGGTCGGCGCTCGACATTATCCAACGAAAGGCAACACCGATGGCTGCACCGCTTCCGAAACTCGTCCCGCCGCGCGAGGCCAATCCGTTTTCCGCCGGCGAGGTTGCCACGAACGCGCAACCGGCCGGCGGCGGCCTTGTGTCGGTCGAGAGCCAGCGTGCCGTTGCCGAGGTTCAGGCGCGGATGCTGATCGCCCGCGCCAACCCGCGGGACCAAATCCGCGCAATGGAAACGATCCTGAACGACTGCACGCGGCCGACGCTCGCCAAGTCCGCGATCTACCAATATGCGCGCGGCGGGACCGACATCCGCGGCCCCTCGATCCGGCTCGCCGAGGCGATCGCGCAGCGGTGGGGGAACATCGCGAGCGGAATCAAGGAAATTGCGCGGCACGGCGAATATAGCGAGTGCGTCGCCTATGCCTGGGATTTGGAAACCGGGTTTTATGACGAGCGGCAATTTCAGGTCCGGCATTGGCGCGACACGAAGCAGGGTGGATATCAGCTTCGGGACGAGCGCGACATTTACGAACTGATCGCCAATTTCGGCCAGCGCCGCAAGCGTGCGGTCCTGTTGACGGTCATTCCCGGCGACGTCACCGAGGCCGCGCTACAAGCCTGCGAACGGACGATGACGGCCAAGGCCGATACTAGCCCGGAGGGCATCAAGCAGATGCTCGCGGCGTTCGCGGAATTTAACGTCACCCAGCCTCAAATTGAGGCGCGCATTCAGCGGCGGCTCGACGCGATCCGGCCCGCGCAGGTCGTCATGCTCGAAAAGATTTACAACAGCCTGAAAGACGGCATGAGCGACCCGGCCGATTGGTTCGCCGCGGTCCCGGAGCCTGTGCCGGCCGAGCCGAGCGCCGAGAAGCCGGCAGCGGCGCGCCGCGGTCGGCCGCGCCGGGAAACCGCCGCGCCGGAAAACCGGGAAAGCCGGGAAAGCCGGGAAACCGAGCCGGAAAACCGGGAAACTCCGGAGCCGCCGCCGCCGGGACCGACCGGCCGGATAACCTTCGAGGCATAGGGCGATGTTGACTAGATTCACGATTTACTGGGCCGATGGATCGCTTCAGGGCGAGATAATCGACTGGCCGGAATCGCCGACGCTCGACCAGATAAGACGGCTCGTCGAGCCGATCGTCGGCGAGCCGATGGAACACGTCCGGGTGCTCGATCCGAAGTCCGACGAATACCGCGATATGTTCGTCGACGAGCTAGGGCATATGCGGCAAGGCGGTCCGCGGCCCCGCAACGAAGCGGCAACCGCGATCTATCGGCACAACTGGTTGCAGCATGAGGGCGGCGAGCCGGACGACCTGCCGTGGATCGCCGGAACCGCGATCGTCTTCGACCGGATCATCTGGACATGAGCGGCGAACTCTTCCCGATACCGCTCGCCGAGCAGATCGTCTGCGTCGAGCGCGAGATCGGCTTCCGCAAGCGCGTTTATCCGCGGCGCGTCGCGGACCGGAAGATGACGCAAGCGAACGCCGACAAGCAGATCGCCGCGATGACCGCGGTTCTCGACACGCTTCTCTGGCTACGGGACCACCACCAATGACGATGACGATTAGCGTCCGCGACTTCCGCGGCTGTGCGCGCGCCGACCTCGAGGCCGCGCCGGTCGCGCTTCTCTGCGGTCTCAACGCCGCCGGCAAGTCGTCGGTCGCGCTCGCGGTCGCCGCGGCGCTCACCGGGAACGCGCTTCCGGTCGCCGGTCTTCGGCCGACCGCGGCCGGCGCGCTCGTCCGGACCGGAGCCAATAGCGGGAGCGTCGAGGTGACGAGCGCCGACGGGACCGTCCGTGTCGAGTGGCCGGCGGCGCGGAGCCAGACGACCGGTCGTCCGCCGCAAGCAAGCGAATATGCGACCGGCTTGCGGTCGCTTGTTGCCATGCCGCCAAAGGACCGGCTCCGGGTGTTGAGCGAGTATCTCCACGCCGAGCCGACGCGCGAGGATCTCGGCGCGGCGCTCGACGACGCCGGTCTTCCCGGCGCGCAAGTCCTCGACACCGTCTGGCCGACGATCGAGGCGTCGGGATGGGATGCGACCGTCGCGTCCCGGCGCGAGCGCGGCCAGCAATACAAAGGCGCGTGGCGGCAAGCGACCGGCGCGAATTGGGGAAGCCGCGTCGCGTCATCCTGGCGTCCCGATCTCGCGGACCTCGATCGCGACGAGCTGATCCGCGATGTCGGCAATGCGAAGGCCGAGCGCGATCGCGCGGTCTCGGCGGCGGCGGTCTCGGCCGCGGAGCGCAGCCGGCTCGAAGAGGAAGCCGATCTCTACGACGCGCGGCAAGGCGCGCTCGAACGCCTGACGGCGCGGGTCAATGAATACGCCGGAGCCTACCACCAGGTGCAGGAGTTGCGCGCCAAGCTTCCGCCGGCCGACAAGGTCGTCTCGTTCCCTTGTCCGCATTGCGGCGGACCGCTCGTCTTCGATCGCGTGTCGCTCGTCGAGACCCGCGTCGAGAAAGCGCCGGCGGTCGGTGTCAACAATGCGGAGCTGAACAAGCGTCGGGACGCGATCGCCGAAGCGGACGGGAAGCTATCGCGCGCGAACGCCGACCTGAGCCAAGCGCGACGCGAGATGGCGCAAGCCGAGATCGCGGTCCGCGATTCGCTCGACGCGCGCCATCGGCTCGACCAGTGGCCGCGCGCGGTCGAGACCGGGCTAAACCGCGAAGCGATCGAGGCGCGGCTCGCCGACGCCGAGAAGCGTCTCGCGGACTACAACACCAAGGCCGAAGCGGACCGGCTCCACGCGCTCATAACCGGGAACGAGATCGTGATCGATCTCCTGGGCCCGGAAGGTCTGCGCGCGGCCAAGCTTGCCCGCGTCCTCGATGTCTTCGGCGGGACGCTCGACGCGCTCGCCGGTCCGGCCGGCTGGCTCGGGGTGCGGCTAGACGCCGCGGGATCGATCACCTACGCCGGCCGTCCCTACGATCTCCTGTCGTCATCGGAGCAATACCGCGTTCGCGTGCTGCTCGCCGCCGCAATGGCTGAGATCGACGGCTCGGCGCTCGTCATCTTCGACGGGGCCGATATCCTCGATCCGCCTTCGCGCGGCGGTCTCTTCGCGCTGATCGAGGCGCTCCGGATGCCGGCGCTCGTTTGTTCGACGCTCCGGCGCGATCATGTCCCGGACCTTGCCGCGGTCGGCGCCGGGAATTCCTACTGGCTCGCCGGCGGCGTCGTCGAGCCGATCGCCGCGAGAAAAGCCGCATGACCGAGAAGCGACGGCGCAAGGATAGGGAGCGCCGCGCGGCTACCCGCGCGCTCTATATCGCCGTTTTTGGCTCGACGCGGTTACTCCGCGGACCAGAACGGCGACAATTGAACGCCCGCCAACGCCGGGAGCGGCGAGAGGAAGGGCTGGATAACCCCAGGCCCTCAGATCATATCGCGGAGCGATGATCGATTATGTCGGCCCACGGACCTCTAACCTACCGCCAGCGAGACCTCGCCGCAGCGATGCGCGCGGCCTTGCAAAGCGGTTTCCCGGTCCGCGAGATTTATATCGAACGGGACGGTAAAATCGTCATTGTCGCTGGCGCGCCTTCTACTCCCGCCGAGACGCCGCCGGAGACTGAACAAACAGAGTGGGAGAAAAATAAGGACCGGATATGACCTTCACCACCAACGGCGTCCGTTACAAGGGCGTCAAACGCTACGTCTCGAAAGGCAAGCTTTATCTCTACTACCGACCGACCGGAACGGAACTTCCCGATCCGGCCGAAGGCTTCCGCAAGTTTGACCGCGCCTATTGGGATGCGGTCGGCGGCGGCGGCGATCTGATCCATAAGCCGCGGCCGGTCGCGTCGCCGCTCGGAACCGTCGAGAAGATCGTCCGCGACTATCTCGACAGCGAGACCTTCGGGAAGATCGCGACGGCGACGCAAGTTCAACGCCGGAGTCTTCTCAACGGCTGGACGAAGCATGTCGGCGGCTTGCGGCTCGCGACGATGAAAAAGACCGACATCGAGCAAGGGCTAGAGAACCGCAAGGCGACGCCGCCGACCGCGAATAACTGGCTCTATGCGGTCCGCGCGCTCTTTAGCTTCGCGATCGAGGCGAAGCGGTACGCGATCGAGATCGATCCGACGCAAGGCGTAAAGCTTCTCGCGGTCGAGAAGTCCGAAGGCTTCCCGACATGGACCGAGACGGATGTCGAGACCTTCGTCCGGCGCTGGCCGAAAGGAACCATGCAATACCGCGCCTTGATGGTCTTGCTATGGTCCGGCCAACGCCGATCCGATGTCGTTACCTTCGGCTGGGCCGATGTTGTCGGCGACATGATCGTCTTTAAGCAACAAAAGACCGGCCGGAAGATGAAGCTTCCGCTTGCGCCGTCGCTCGACGAGGTCTTGCCGCCGCGGGACAACGTCGTCGCGCTCCGGCCGCTCCCGTTCCTAATGACGCCGGGTGAAGGCAAGTGGAAGCCGCGGCCGTTCTCGCCGAGCTACTTTACCAACTGGTTCCATGCGGCTTGCGTCGAGGCCGGCTTGCCGCATCTCTCGACGCATGGAACGCGCAAGCTTGCGGCGCAGCGGATGTACCGCGCCGCGCTTCGCGCCGGCCGGACCGACGCGCTCGCGCTGACGATGGCGTTTACGGGTCATAAGACCGAGAAGCAACTGCGCGTCTATCTCGGCGATGACTTCGAGCAAGAGGAATACGCCGGCGAGATCGTCGCCTTCATGGCGTAGGGAGGCGAGCGATGATTATCAAAGTCCTCGCCGCCGCGGCGGCGCTTCTCGCGAGCGTCGCCTTCCCGGCGTCCGCAAAGATGGTTTGCCATGACGAGCCGGATACGTCCGGCGCAATCAATCAACCGCCGACGCATCAAGTCTGCGTCGACAAAGAGGCCGGCGCGGCAAACTGGATCATTCTCTATTGCCGGGACCATCCGGCGGACCCGGAGTGCGTCGCGCGCGGCTACCATTACAATTCGACCGATCCGATCGAGCAAAAGATCGATCAACGGCTCGTCGATCGCCATTGCGCCGGAGCCTACGCCTCGACGACATTTAGCTGCCTGTCGCCGTTTGAGTTCTGGAAGCTTCATCCGGAGCAACGGCCGGACTAAGCCGCTGCAAATGTCTAACTTTCATTGAGCGCCGCGATCGTTAGACATAAATTCCCGAATAACGGCGCATAGCAAGGGCTTGACGATTGGTCGTTGAATTCAAGCCCTAGCTTACGAATAGTAGGAAACCAAGCGGTTAGACATTTTTCGACCGGAACAAACGCCGGATTTATTGAGCGAAATTGTCTAACCGCGTTCCCGCGACGTTCCTCCGATTCTAGTCCCAAACTAGTCCGGGGCTACTTTTGGACTAGTCCGCGCGCCGGCCGCGTCCGGTTCGCCGGGTTCCGGGGCTTTATCGCTAGCAACCCCTGTGGCCCGATCCATCGCGTATCCGCACCAGGGACAGCGTTGCGCCAGGACATGGGTTCGCCCGATGTCGGGGTCGAGAAGATAGCCCCCTGGTGGATCGCCGGTCATCTGCCAATCATTGCGGTTGGGGCGGTCGGTCATGTTCGCTCTCTCGCTTTTCCCTTTGCCTTGGGCGACAGTCTATCTCGCTAGGCGTAGGCCAGGGGGAAGCGACTGGCCGGCTAGTCCTATAGCCGGGAACCGCTTACCCTGCCGTAGCGGCTTTAAAACAGGCTTAGCGTCGAAGGGGGGATCAAACCATGCCGACCGCGATCGGCCCCGGCTTCTGGATGTACGAGACGACCGGCGTTCTGCGTCCGGCTATGCAAGCCTATCTGCTCGGCGAGCGGATAACCGGCGAACAGATCGCGGCCTTGCGCGCCTATTTCCGGCAATGGATCGGCGCGCCGGTCTGGGACTTGAACCCCCACGGCGACGAGCGCGACCGCGAAGCGCTCGCCGAGCTACGCCGGCGCGTCGACGAGCTGACGGATCGAGCGGCTATTGATCGCTGGCTAGATGACGTCGACCGCTTCGGGCTCGATCCGCTATGAAGCCGTTTCTCGTCTGGTCCGAAGAACACGGCGCATGGTGGAAGCCGGGACGGATGGGCTATACGCGCTCGATCCGCGAGGCCGGTCGCTACTCGCTGGAAGAGGCCGCCGCTATCGTCGAGAACGCTAACCGTTACGTGCGCGACGGGTTTAACGAGGTCACCGTATTTGATCCGCTAGCGCAGACCGGGGACAAAGAGAAAGGCCGCGAGTAGGACGGCGGCGATCCACGCGAGCCATGATGACGCCCCCAGCCAAAGGTTCGAGATCGCCGGGACCGGGAGCAAGGCGAGGAACCATAAAAACAAATCGACGATCAGCAAAACTTCGATGACGGCCATAACCGGCTCTCCCTACTTTGGCGGTTTCCGCTCGCAATCCCGAATAAGCTGCATGGTCTCTTCGAGCGTCTCGCGGACGGCGAAGCCGGTTGAACGAACGCCGATGTAGACCACCGTGTTTGTCCCTTCCGCGAGGTGCCTGTGATGTTGCGGCTCGGCCGGCTTGATCGCCTTTATGGCGTCGCTCCCGATCAGCAGCTCGCCGCCGTCCGGACTATGAAATGTCAGTAGGCACGCCAACAGGACCGCGCCGGGGATCGAGGTCGGTTCGGAGCTCACGCTATCGTCTTGCTGCCCCAGGTCGGCATCGTGCCGCCGTTTAGCGCGTAGACTTGCCAAGCGTTGTAATAGTCCTGAAGCCCCTGGTAGACGGCGTTAAAGTCGGCCGGCGAAGCGAGCGTGACCGGACCGTCGTAACACGGCCAGACGATCGGCTGATCGTTCGGGAGCTTGTCATAAGACGCGACATAGATCGCCGTCCGCGACATCGCGTCAAACGGACCGGCAAGCTGGTAATGACCATTGAGAGCCGGCGTCGCGTTGCTGGTGATCTCAACCCCGGCCGCTTGCATTGCCCCGGTGATGTCGGCGGCGGTACACCCGCCCCATTCGGTCGGCTCGGTATTAAGCACGGTCGGGCCGTTCAATCCGCGCTTGGCGAGAACGTCCGCAAGTTCGCCATCGGCGAGGATTGGAGATGCGACGTTCCCCGCAGCGACCCAATCGGTGTAAGTGGCGTCGTCGGTGGCGACATAGGCCGCGGCGGCGCTCGAATAGACAAGATCGGGCCGGTTCTCAACGAGCCAATACCACGCGGTCGGATCAAGGCTAGGAAGATCGCGCGGCCCAAGAACAGGCCGCCCTTCATAGATCATCGGTTCTACCATAGGCGCATTAGGCATATTGACCTCCCGACGCGGTCGTCCCCGCTACGTTTCCCGGCAAGAAACTCACGCCGGACCCCTGGGTCTGAATGACTCCGTTGGTCGCGGCGTTGAATTTTTTCCCGGTTGCGCTCGTCCCGGTGAACAGCACACTGTTAAAAATACACGCGCCGCCATCGACAGCGTTGGCAAAACAGTCGGTGAAATTGGGGCTATTAACGAGCGTGATCGGTCCGCCGTAACCGGAGACGGAGTTAAGCTGAATAGCCCCGCCCATTGACGCATTTACGTGGCGCGCGGCGCTCCCGACGATGCTGTAGCCGGTTGGTCCGGTCATCCAGAGCGTTCCGCCGAGTCCTGCGGTTATATGCGAGCAACCCGGCGAATTGCCGAATTGAATATTGCTCATAACATTGACGAGCGACCCCATGCCGACATTTATCACCGAGGGAACATCGTCCGGCCCCGTATTTGCGCTTAACAGGAAATTGCCGTTGAGCGTGATCAAACCGCCAACATTGACATTGATGGTCCCGCCGCCGTTGACGCTGTTAATGGCGACCTGACCATTATGAGTCTGTAGCTGAAATTGAGTTACGTCGATGACACCCATCGGCTTGCCGATGATGGTGACGATTTCGTTATAAGTGCCGCCCTCGATCATCACCGTCGCTTGATACTTGCTCGCGAGATCGATGTTGTTGAGCATGTAATTGACGCCGGTATTGATATTGCGAAACGGCGTTGATGCTGTCAGTCCGTCGTTGGTGTCACTACCGCTATTGGCGCTGACGTAGACCGTAACCGCGCCGGTCGCTTTGATGCGGGTCATCCGCTGCAACGCTTGCCATAGCTGCGTCCGGTCGGTTTTGCTTAGCGTCAGCGCATTTTGTTCGATGACATACGAGATTTCCTCTTGAACCGCGTTCATCCAGTCGGCATCGACGATGGTCGCGGCTTCGCCGCTCTCCGGCGAGCCGTTCGTGAACCATCCCGGCTCGATCGGTCCCGGCGCTTCCGGCGTCGGGATGCTTGTCGCGGCGGTGCTGTTGTCAATCCGGTACATGATCGACTCCGGTCGTAGAGGTGTAAGCGATGATCGGGATCGTGTGGGATGGCGCGTAGCGCTCGATCAGACATTCGAGCCGCTTATCGCCCCAAGCGCGCAGCGGGTCGCCGGCGGTCGATAGGCCGACCGTGAAGTAAGTGATCGTAACCGAGATCGGGACTTCGATCTTCCAGGCGAACGCCCACGCCTCGCCGTAGAGCGGCTGGCCGCAGGTATTGATGCCGCAGCGGAACGGCGCGTATTGGGTGATGACAATCCCGTCGTAGCCGAATGAGGCCAGCAGCTTGATAAAGTAATCGATCGACTGTCCGCCGCGCGCCGTGAACTTCGTGCAAACCGCTTGCCGGCGCTGGTCGGTGGTCGATAGCGGCCCGGTGCAGGGATCGGGGAGGCCGAGCGTTTCTTCCCACTCCGGCAACAATCCCGTCGTCGTACAGGGGATGATCTCGCCGATGAGCCGGTTGAGGTCGTTCTGAAGCCGCGACCAGATCGGCATGAGAGTCAGGAGATCGGCGTCCTGTATCCAGCCCCAGCCGCGATGCCAGACGCGTCCGCGGGGCAGGAGCCGTTGAAACTGTGAAAGGTAATCTTCCGCCGAATGTGTCGGTGGCGGATATGGATACATTTTTATCCCGGCACGACCGGCGGCGGCGGGAGCGGCGGCGCGGTAAAGGTTCCGAGAACCGGGAGATAGCCCATCGGCGCTTGGACGCCGACCGCCGGAACGGTGATCTCAAAATTAACGACACCCGGCGTCGCGAGGATCGCTTCGTAGAGATCGGACGGCCAGACGGTCCCACCGACCTCGCCGACCTGAAGCAATATGTCGTTGAGCGCGGCGACGATCTGAGCCTGGATGTCGAGCGTATTCGGGTTGAGCGCGCCGAGCGTAACGTCGATCGGATAGGGTTGCGGCGCGGCGACGTAGACTAGCGCCGTCACCGGCTGCAACGGCCAGATATGCTCGGCGACGAGCGCTTGATCGCCGCTCGCGGTCGGTCCTCGATTGTCCTCCGACGCGCAGCCGTCCGTTCCTTGCGGAAAGCCGTCATGCGCCGCTTCGGTTTCGTCGAACATCGGATAGACGACGACGGTCCCCGGACCCCAGCCGTTCCCGTTGACCCAAGCGCGGGTGCAGCCGGGAACTTCGCGCGCCCATTCGATGTAGTCCGCTTGCGCGCCGCCCTGCGGCGGTTCGCGATACTTGAACAACATCCGGGTCCGCAGCGCGTCGTTTGTCTCTTGATCCGCGCCGCCGGTGCATAGCCCTGTCGTTCCCGGCGAGTTGATCCCGGCGATCGGCGTCGCGATCGAGATTGCCGTTCCGGCAGGACAATCGGTTACGGCCCCTAGCACCGCACCGATGATCGGCACCGTCACCGTTCCGGTCGCGTCGGTCGTGCCGTCCGCCGTCGTCGTATACGGTACGCCGTCGCTCTGGCGGGTGAGCGGCGTCCCGGCCGGGAGCGCGATCAGCGGCGCGCCGGTAAAGGTAGCCGTCCCGGTCGCCGCGACCGCCTGTTCGGGATAGATGCCGATTAGTGCCGCCCAGGCGTAGAGATATTCATCCTGCGCGGTAAAGGGGACGCCCATGCGGGCAATCCAATCGGCGTAGCCGTAGACGCCATAGGCGAGACCGGCCATGACCCACGCCAGGACGCGCAGGACGGCATTGCGGAGTAGCCCGGTCAATCCGGGGACGCCGGATGTCGTGATGTCTTGAATCGATTGGTTGCGCAGCCCGGTCAGTGAGGGACGAGCGAACGGCATCGGCGGTTATCCGAAAGGCGCGACCATGCGCACCGGCGACGGGACGACCGCCAGACCGGCCCACGCCCAGCCAAACATAAACCTTGTCTGGCTCCCGTCCGGCTTGGTCAGCGCGATGGCGATCCCCATCATCGTCGGCGACAGGTATTGCGTATTGACGAGAATCGACGCGACGACGTCGTCATCGATCAGCCATTGCAGCGCGTTTTGCGCCGTCGTCTGCGCGAGTCCGAGATTGGCGCGGGTCGTCTTCGCGCGGTCGAGCTGCCAGAGGTTCGAGCCGAGCGGCCGCGGCTGGTAATAGTCGCTCCACCAACCCCGGCGGTCGGTCGTCCCATCGGTCGGTGTAAAGTCGGGCGTCGCCAAGGCGTCGGAAAAGAGACTAACGAGACAAGCGGTTTCGAGGTCTTGGCCGGTTTGGAGATCGCCCTCCGCGAGCGCCCAATCGCCGAGCGCCTGGGTGTTGTCCCAGGCAATGTAGATATCGCCGGCCGTATTTGCCGGCGGCAATGATCCTGCCGGCGCAATCGGCAAGCCGTCGTCTTCGATCCAGCCGGTCATGTCAGTTTAGCCGAGGGCCGATCGGCGGTGTTGCCATCATCGACGGCATAGTCTGCGACGGCATCCCGTCCGGCACCGGGTAGCCGTTCTTTCTACACCAGTTCGCAACTTGGTCATCGCTGACCGTACTGTCGGCGAGCTTGGGCATGACGACGGCAAGGCCGCTGTCGATATCCGCGACGAGCGTCGTCTCGGTCGCTTCGTCGTTCCACGCGTTGAGATGAGAGCGGATGTTCTGGTTGATCTGCGGTACCTCGAGCAAATAGGGGCTGACCATTGGGACGTAATACGTCGCCTGCGCCGGGAGTTGCTCGGCAAGAACACGCTGGCGCACCCATTCGACATCGGGCGCGGTGTCGGTCGGCGGCATCGGCTGTGCCGTGATATAGCCGGCCCAAGAGATCAGTCGCGAATAGACCCGGTCGTTGCACACCCCCTGCCGCGGAAACTGTGCAACGCATTCGTCCTGACTAGCGGCCATTTTTGAGTTCCTCCACTTCGTCGGCGAGCTGTTGGACGGCGCGCAAGAGATAGGCGCAGACCGGCAAGAGATCGATTGACAGAAGATCGTCCTCGGCGCGCATCCCGCGATGCACGGCCTCGGGGATCAGCGGCTCCAGTTCCTGCGCGATAAACCCGACATCGGCATGGTGGACAATGTCATCCCGCCCCGTGCCGTGAGCGATACGGTCAAAGGCAAAGAGCGGAATGTCTCTCAGCGTCGCGAGTGCGTCCTTGCGGGAAGGCTCGATGTTGCGTTTGACCCGCCGGTCGGACAGACCGCTAATCTGACCGACATAACCACCATCGACATAAATCCCGATCGCCGAGCCGTTCCAGTTCCACCCGATCTGATTGGTGCCGCTGCCCAAATACGAATAGTTGATGCCGCTTTTGTTTATTATTATTTTCTGCGTGCTGCCGCTATCCAAGAAATACCATGCACCGTTACCGGAACCCAGTTTAAAGGAAAAATTAGTGCTATCGGCGGATATATACGCGCCGGAACTTGCAAAATAAATAAGACCGCCATAAACCTGTACATTGCTGCTGACGTAAAGATTATCATAAATATGGACGGCCCGATTACCGCTGGCGGTGCCCGCGCCGACAATGTTGAGGGCAGTAGTGTCGAAGGTACGATACGAAATACTGCCAGCGGCGCCGTCATCGCCGCTGTTTACCGCAAAGTTCCACGTAGTTGCTCCAAAGACCGAAGTGATTGTCGACTGCGCGGGAGCGCCCGCAACGGCCAATCCGTTGCTCAGCGTCACCAAGCCATTCGCATTGTTGACCATAAACGGTCGCAACGCGTTCCACGTACCGAGCGCATCGTTGTTGGCGGTCAGCAGCAGATACGTGTTGCTGCCGTCATTGCGCCAGAACGAGCCGTAGCTGGTGCCGCTGGCGTTCGGGGCCATGCGGAACTGGCCCGAGTTGCCGGGGGTTGTCCCGAGCACCGTGCCACTGGCGGTCAATAAGCCGCCGACCGTCAGATTTCCCGGCCCACCCAAAGACCCGCCTGTTAGCGGCAAATACGGACCGCCGGGAGCGCTTACGGCCACCCACTTCGTTCCGTCCCACTGCCACGTACCGGCACCGCCGGTAAACTGCTGACCGTTGGTCGGACTATTCGGAAAGTCGAGAGCCATCTAGCGCCTCTTTAGCTCGCGCTGACCCATTGCGCGCTCGTTCCGTCATCAAACCAGAGATAAAGCTTACCTCCCGTACTATCCCACCACAGCATCCCGATCTGCGGTGAAGCGGGCGCGGCCGCTGAAATGGTAACTAACATCGCGCCGGCCGCTCCCGCCGGTCCCGCCGGTCCGGTCGGTCCCGCCGGTCCGGGGACGGTACTCGCCGCGCCGGTCGCGCCCGTTGGCCCCTGCGGTCCCGCCGGCCCCGCTACCCCCTGCGGTCCCTGCGATCCGGTCGGTCCCGATGGTCCGGTCGGTCCCGGAACCGTACTATCCGCACCCGCTGGTCCCTGTGCGCCGGCGGGTCCCGTCGGTCCCGCGCTTCCCGTTGCTCCGGTATCGCCCTTCGGACCTTGCGCCCCGGACGGTCCCGCCGGTCCCGCCGGCCCTGGTACGGTACTATCAGCGCCCGTTGGTCCCTGTGCGCCGGTCGGTCCCGCCGGTCCCTGGGGTCCGGCCGAGCCAGTTGCTCCCGCCGCGCCTGTGTCACCCTTTGGTCCGGCTGGTCCCGCTGGTCCCGGAACCGTACTGTCAGCGCCGGTCGGTCCGGTCGGTCCGGTCGGTCCGGTCGCTCCGGCCGGTCCCGGCGGACCGGGAACGTTAGAAGCCGCGCCGGTTGCGCCGGTTGCGCCGGTTGCGCCGGTTGCGCCGGTTGCCCCCGCCGGCCCAGCGGGTCCCTGCATCGCGCTATTGGCGATGACCCAAGCGCTGCTCGTCGGGTCGGCGTAGTAGACAAAAAGCTGACCGCTTACCGTATCCCACCACAGGTCGCCATCGAGCGGCGACGACGGCGGTGTATCGGTCGTCGGGATTCCAGCCGTGCCGGCAGGCCCAGGCGGACCGGCAGGCCCAGGCGGTCCTGGCGGTCCCGGCGTTCCGCCGCCGCCCTCCCCAATCGGTATCCCATTTTGGAAAAACCCGCCCATCGAGTCGACACGGCCATTGACGTAATGGTTGCCGTCCGTTTGGACGTTGCCGGTGTGCGTCGTCTGCGGCGTCTGAAGCGTAACGCTCTGGCTACCCTTGAGATTGGCCGTCTTCGTGTCGAGACCGAAACTTTCACCGGCGGTTAGCGCGACCGCTTTGTTGCGGTTGAATTTCAGCGTGTCGCCCTCGTTGGTGAACATGCCGATTTCACCGGCTTTGTAGTTGCGCGGCCGGCTCGCGATATCGTTTGTCCCGACAATGACCGGGTTCGAGCGGTTGCCGTTGCCGAAGATCGCGATCGCGTCGGTCTTCGGCGGCGGGTTGGCGTGGAAGCCGTAATATTGGAGCAACGGGACGCTATCGATGACCTCCGGTGTATTGGAGACGCCGATTTGCGCCTTTAAGACGTTGCCGGTATCGTCGGTCGTCGTGATCCGGACCGGCGTCACCATCATCAGAACGCGGCGATAGAGCCGGTCGAGCTGACTTTGAACGTCGCTCACGGCTTGCCGAGGTTCCACGCGCCGGCCGCGCCGCCGACCGAATAACTCCCGGTCGGCTGGAGTGGCGTTTGCGCCGGCGGCGCATCCGGCGGACTTTGTGAAGCCGGGTTGTTCCCGCCGATCCCGGCGGATTGCGCGGTCGGATAGGCTCCCGGCATCGCGAGCGGCTCCGGCAGAAACGCGCCTTTCGGCATGAGCAGCACGATCGCGTGTCGGCCGCGCTCGTCCTTTTGATAGACGACCTGTCCGATGACCCAGGAGACGTTCGGAATCTTGACCGAGGGAATGCTGACCGACGCGAGATGATTGGGGGCCCAGAGGTTGCCGGACGTATCGCGCCAGCTATCGCATGTCACGTTGACCGCTTGCGACCGGCCGAGCCGGCGGTTCATCTCCCAGGTTACGCGCTTTTGGACGAGCGGACCGTCAGGTGTCGGTTGCTCGGAGACGATGATCCGCTTGCGGAAGCGCGGGACGCCTTCGTCATGCTCGATCGCTTGCGGTGGCATGTTGCCGCCGCCGCCGAGCGAGAGGATCGGGGTCGCGGTCTGGAAGCCTTCATAGACCGAGAACCGCTGATCCATCGTGAAATTGACTTCGGCTTGCTCGACGTTGACGCCTTGGGTAAAGCCGGACGCCATCTGTTCGTTGCCGGCCTGGGCGAGCATGAGCGAGCCGTCCGGCATGTCGTAAGCGACCATTGCGCCGTATTTCGTCATCCGGTCGATAATCTCCCACGCGGTTTCGCCGAGATTGATCGGCATGGGCGCGGGCATGTTCGGACCGTCGCCGGCTTGCGAGGTGACGGTGATCCCGTAAGGCTTGGCGAGCGCCTGGATGATCGAAAGGATCGAGCCGGCCGGGATGACGTATTGCTCTTCGTTCGGTCCCTGTCCGCCGGTAAAGGCGGCGCAATCGACAAGGTCGGCCGACTTCGAGCGGCCGCTGATGTGGACGACATGCTCGCGCGCATTTACCGCGGCGTCGTAACGGTCGATATAGCCGGTCAGGACGAGATCGCCGCCAAGCTTCACCGTACA